TTCGTCGCTGGTCTGCTGTCGAACCTCTCGCCGCAGAACAGCACGCTGAACAAACAGATCTACGGCGTGGTGGGCACGCAGAAGTCGAACGCCAATCAGACGTACAGCTCTGCCGAACTGCAATCGCTGATCCAGGCGGGCATCGACCTGATCACCAACCCGGTGCCGGGCGGCTCGTACTTCGGCTGCCGCGCAGGCCACAACAGCAGCTCGAACTCGCTGACGCAGGGTGACAACTACACCCGCATGACGAACTACATCGCGAGCACCATCAACGCTGGCATGGGCAAGTACGTCGGTCAGCTGCAGTCGGCCACTGTGCGCGCGCAGGCGGCCGCGACGCTGTCGAACTTCTTCAGCTCGATGGAGCAGCAGGGCATGATCGGCGCCGTCAACGGTGGGCCGGCGTTTTCGGTGCAGATCGACGCCAACAACAACCCGCTGAACCGCGTCGCGCTGGGCTACATGCAGGCCGACGTGAAGGTGATCTACCTGTCGGTGATCGAGAAGTTCCTGGTCAACGTGGAAGGCTCGCAGGCGACGGTAATTCGCACCTCGACCAGCAACCAGTAACGCACCCACCTCATCTGATTGCCCCGCCGCGCGCGGGGCGCTCTCTTTCCGGAGAACGCAATGCCGATTCAAGGTTACTCGGTCGGGCGCGACTACACGCTGGTCATCCAGACGTCCACGGGCACGCTGCAGCCGAACAAGATCACCTCCTTCAAGAGCAAGCAGGACGTCACCGACGTGCGCGTGAAGCGTCTCGACGGCATCACTGACCACGTGCGCTTCTTCGACGGCTGGTCTGGCTCGTTCGACATCGAGCGCCAAGACGCCGCGCTCGACAACTACTTCGCCCAGCTCGAGGCAGGCTACTACGCCGGCCTGAACGAGGCTCCAGCCCAGATTTACGAGACGATCCAGGAAGCCAATGGCTCCGTCTCGCAGTTCCGCTATGACGGCGTGCTGATGACGTTCGCCGATGCGGGCAACCGCGCTGGCGACGCCACCATCAAGCAGTCGATCAATTTCGTGGCCTCGCGCCGCATCAAGGTGTCCTGATGACCAGCGTGACCGTTACCCCCTCCGAGCAGATCGTGAAGGCCGCAGCGCGCGATGTCGTCGTGGACGACGCGCTGGGTCGCAAGATCACGCTGCGCAAGCCGAACCCGCTGGCGAACCTGGATTTCGCCAAGGCGGCTGGCGGCGCGGAGCTGAACATGCTCTACCTCGCCGAGGTGGCGCACCTGAAGTACGTGGCCGCGATCGACGGCGACCCGGTGCCGACTCCGGCCAGCGAGGCGCAGCTCCGGGCGCTGTATCAGCGCCTGGGCGACGAGGGCAACGAGGCTGCCCAGCAAGGCGTCGCCGAGAATTTCGTGCGCCAAGCGCCTGCGGAGTCCGACCTAAAAAACTCCTGACGGACGGCCCGTTTCACGAGGCAATGTGGCTCGTGCATAACGGTGTTCCGTTCGACGTAGCTTTTTCGCTGGACGACACGATGCGCCAGGCCATGGCGATCAAGTGCAGCGAATTCCACGGTGCTGAGTTCGACGTCAACACCATGTCGTTTAAGGAGCGCGAACGATGAAAGACTTTGGCGACCTCGCATCGTTCGCCGCTCACCTGGTGCTGGCTGAGGTTGCCGCGCACAAGGCGCTCGAGAAAGGGCTGGACAGGGCCGCGGCGCACATTGAGTGGGCAGCCAAGGGCAAGATCGGCGAATACCAGAGCGCCAACGGCATGCACGATGCATGGCCGGAACTGGCGGACAGCACGAAGGAAGACCGCGTGCGCAAGGGCTTCACCGAGAACGATCCGTTGCTGCGCACTGGAGCGCTCCGCGATTCGATCAGCCATGAAACGCGCGGGCTGGAGGCTGCCATCGGTTCGACGTCGGACGTCGCCGTCTATCAGGAACTGGGAACAGACAAGATTCCGCCGCGCCCGTTCTTGGGCGCCGCAGCGTTCGAAAGCATCGACGAGGTAAAAAAGCTGGTCGGCGGCGCGGTGATTACCGGGATCGTCGGCGGCAACTCGCTCGACTACAAGGTCTAGAAGAGATTCGAGACCGCGAGATACACCACGAACACGCCGGCCGCGATGAGTGCGACGGCGAAGAATAGGCCTGCGATACCGGCCACTCCGAGAATGACTTTCGCAGGAGTGCTCGGTTTTTGAGGCATGTACCGCGCGTGCGGCTGCACCGGGCGGATGCGACGAATCTGGGGGTACTGGATGAAGCTCACCCGGTCCGCCAGCCATTCGTGAACGCGAAAGAAAACATCCATGAGCATCGACGCCTACAAAATCGCGGTACAGATCTCGCTTGTCGAGAACGTCACACGCGGGTTGGCCACGCTGTCGCGGTACTTCAAGGCCGCCGACACCGATGCCAAGGCTTTAGAGGCCAGGATTGCCAAGATCGGCAAAATGGCCGCCGCTGGGGGTATTTTAGCCGGTGCTGGCGCTGCTGGCCTGAAGATGTTCGAGGTGCCGCTGAACAAGGCCATGGAGTACGAGAGGTTTCTCGCTCGGATGCGCCAAATGGGCCTTGGAGACAGCCAGATCAAGGACGCCGAGAAGTTCGTCGAGGCGAACAAGATCATCAATACCTCGGTGCTGGACCGCATGCGCATTTTCACCGAGGCGCAGGGTGCATTCCGGCAGTCGGGCATGTCTGGCGAGAAGGCGCTCGAAGCCGCCAAGACCATGACGCCGGTGCTAGCTACCTACGAGGTGGCGATGCAAACGCTCAGCGGCCCGACGCATGCCGCCGCCGAGCACGCCATGCGCAACCTTAACAAGACCGTCGAGATGATGGGCGGTCTGGGCGACACGAAGCGTGCACAGGAGATTGCCGACGGCATCTTCAAGACGGTGCAGTCGAGCGGCAAGATGGTTGACGAGCGCCAACTCAAGCAGTTTTTTGCCTACGGCAGCTCGGCCACGAACCAGCAGGACCTGCGCACGGTATTTGGTGGCTTGGAGCCGATCATCGGCGAATTGGGCGGCAGCACCACCGCCGTCGGCCTGCGCACGGCGTACACGCGCACCAACGGCATGATGGCGCTGATGCCGCGTCGTCTGAAAGAGGAGATGCAGCGCCTCGGGATGACCGATGGCACGGGCAAGCAGCAGACGACCGATTTGGCGCGCCTGCAGGCGACCAACATCATCGGCTACACCGAGGAGATCATGCGCCGCTACCAGGCGGCTGGCATCACGTCGCAGACGGACCGCGAGCGCGAAAACGCGATCATCTTCGGCACCAACGGCGCCAAGGTCTTCAACAAGATCATGAGCCAGATGTCGGTGCTACATGAGTCTCTTGAGGCATACGACAAGTCGAAGGGCGCGTCTGACGTGGTCAATGACCCGAAGAATCAGAAGCTGATGGCGCAGCAGAACTTGGCCAAGAAGGTCGAGGACTTCCAGCTCGCACTTGCGCGCAATGGAGGCCTGCTTGATATGGCCACCAAGGGGCTGACGATGCTGGCCAATGGTGTCGAGCGGCTGACGAAGTTCGCGAACGACCACCCGAACGTCACCAAAATGGCTGTTGCGCTCGGCGTGACGGTGTCGGGCTTGATGCTGTTGGGCGGTGGCGTCTTGCTCCTGAAGAGCGCGCTGTCGGCCCTGAGTTTGATCGGCATTCCCGGTATCGCTTCGGCGATCGCCGGAGCCGGCAGCGCGACGCTGGTCGGCGCGCTGGGTGCGATCCTGAGCCCGATTGGGTTGGTCGTAGCCGCGCTAGCGACGCTGGCGGCGGCCGCGTACGCGTTCCGTCCAATTACTTCTGCCGAGATTGAGGCCGCGAAGCATGAAGGCGGTGCCCGCCTGACGCCGAGCGCTCAGGCTCGAGTTGATGCCGGTGAGTTGGGCGCGCCCAGCAAGTACGTCAAGCCGAGTGCGGGGCAGCCGGTTCAAGTGAAGACTGCCGTAAAACTGGACGGCCGCGTGCTCGCTGAGGTGACGACGCTGCACCAGGCCAGGGAACTGGCCCGCCCGCAGACTGGATCCACGACCTTCGATTCAGTCATGAACTTGCCGCCCCCGGCACTCAGGTAACCCATGGCAGACCTTATCGTTCAACTCGGCGATTTCCAGTTCCAGGAGCAGGAAGTCCCCGAGTCGATGCCTTTTGGCGGCGAGCAGGCGCTCGTGGTTCACCGGCTCGTCGGAGGCGCCAAGGTTGTCGACTCGATGGGCGCCTTTTCCGACGAGATCAGTTGGTCCGGGTGGCTGCGCGGTGAGGGAGCATTGGCCCGTGCACGCCAGTTGGATGCGATGAGGGCTGCCGGGCAGGTCGTGGTGCTCCAGTGGTCGGAATTGTCGTTCTCTGTGGTGGTGCGCAACTTCCGGCCGGATTTCCAGCGCTTCTACCAAATCCCGTACCGCATCACGTGCGAGGTGGTGGAAGACCTTACGCTGTCGACTGCGGGCCAAGGCATTCCAGGCGTGGATAGCCTGATCTCCGGCGATCTGGGCATCGCCTCTGGCCTGATGTCGACCGTGAGCGGCTTGGGGCTCGACAGTGCATTCGCCACGATGCAGTCGGCCATCCAGAGCGTTTCCAGCTTCGCCAACGCGGCGCAGTCGACGCTGAACGGTGTGCTGCAGCCGATCTCGGCGTTCCGCACGCAGGCGCAGACGCTTATCGCGCAGACGAACAATACGCTGATGAACGTGACGACGCTGGGCGGCATCCTGCCGAACAATCCGATCAGCACACAGGTCAGCAAGATCACACAGCAGATTGTTGCTGCGCAGAACCTGCCGACACTGGTGCAACTCGATCGGGTGGTCGGTCGCATCCAGGGCAACATCGGCTCCATCTACAGCAGCGCGAAGCAGGTCACTGTGGCCGGCGGCAACCTGATGAAGATGGCGACGCAGGAATACGGCGATGCCATGGCCTGGACTGGCATCGCCAAGGCCAACCCGCAGCTCGGCGGCGATCCGCAAATCACCGGCATTCAGACGGTGACGATCCCGCCGTCGAAAGACGACGTCGGTGGCGTGCTGAACGCCTAGCCGAAGCACTGACGTACAAACCAGCCCCGCCGCTTGCGGGGCTTTTTCTTGCCTATGAGCCTGAACGTCCTTCCTGCGCTGCCTGAAGTGCGGCAGCCGCGCGCCATCGTCAAGGTGACGGGCGCCGCGGTGAACGGGGTCTACCCGCCGTCCGTGATCGTGCCGTGGGAAAGGTGGTCCGTGAACAACAACACGTTCTACCAGGCTGATACCTTCACCATAACCATTGCGACGAGCGAGTTGCCAGAAGCCGTCAGCATGGACTGGTTTTCGAGCCAGAGCGAGGTGTTCGTCGAGATCTTGGCGGGGTTTCCTGCGGACCCGCTCAACTACACCGAGGCTGATCTCGAGAGCCTGATTTATGGGCGCGTCGACGACGTGGAGTATGACCCGGTCTCCACCCTACTTACGCTTCCCGGGCGAGATCTGACGGCCGCATTCATCGATGCCAAGACGACCATCCAGTATCAAAACCTGACGTCGTCGCAGGTGGCGGCCAAGCTCGCTGCAAGCCACGGGCTCAGCGTGGCAGGTCCGGCTACCACCACGTTGGTGGGCAGTATGTACGCGCGCGACCATGTCAGCATGACCGACCAGCGCAGCGAGTGGGATTTGCTGACGTGGCTGGCCCAGCAGGAAGGTTTTGCTTGCTACGTGACGGGTAAGACGCTGAATTTCGGGCCTCGGCCGCCGGCTCCGCCGGAACCCTATGAACTGCGGTGGGAAGTTGACGAAAACGGAAGACCGATCGCCAACGTTAAGGACCTGCGCTTGTCTCGGAGTCTGACGGTTGCGAAAGGCATAACCGTTGTCGTGCGATCTTGGAATGCCAAACAGAAAAAGAGCTTCGTTGCTTACTACCCGAGCAAAGGAAAGGGCACTCAGGCTGGAAAGGCGTCTCCGTTCGGCAATACCCAGACATTCCTGATCGAACGAGGAGGCCTTGACCAGGCTTCAGCGCTGGCCTTGGCTCAGAAAAGACACAAGGAAATCACGCAGCACGAGATGAAACTGCACGCTAGTTTGCCGGCGGACAACATCCTGACGCAGACAGCTATGGTGCGTCTCACTGGCACCGGCACTCAGTTCGACCAGGACTATTACGTCGACGGCATCACCCGAAGAATGAGCCTTGAAGAGGGCTATGCGATGGATGTTTCGGCAAAGAACATCAACCCGGAATCGGTACCAGCCATATGATGCAGCAGCTCCGCAACCAGATGGCTTTGACTGCGCAGCTTGCTCAGGGCGCACGCGCCGAGAGCCGTGCCGCCGAGGTGACCAGCTATGACCCGGGCACCGCCTCCGCCCGGGTGCGCCTTCTTCCTATCGATCCAGACAATCCAGACCGTTCGTTGACCGGCTGGCTGCCGGTCACGTCGCCATGGGTCGGGGACGGCTGGGGCATGGATGCGCCAGTCAGCCCCGGCGACCAGGTGGAAGTGCAGTTCTTCGGCGGTGAGATCGACAACGGCTACGTGTGCGCGCGCTTGTTCAGCGATCAGCAGCGGCCAACGGGCGCGCAGTCGGGGGAATTCTTCCTCACGCACGCGTCGGGCTCGAAGCTGCAGTTCCACAACGACGGCACGGTCACATTGATCAGCGCCGGCACGCTCACCAGCCAGGCGCCGCAGTGGAATCACGCGGGCCCCGTGAAAATCGCCGGCAAGCTGCTCGTGACCGACACGATCACGGGCCAGGGCGGCATGGCGGTGTCGGGCAACAACGGAACCGGCAAGTCTATGAGCATCAGCGGCGATACCCAATTCGCCGGCCAGGTGTCGGCCAACGGCCACCGCATCGACGACACGCACCAGCACTCCGGCGTGCAGCCGGGCAGCAGTAACACCGGGACAGTCGTATGACCCAGCAGCAATTGAACGACGTCAACCACTGGGTGGGGGGCGACATCGGGACGTCTCCGACCGGCGACATCGGTCTGGTCAACGGCGATACGCGGACGCAACAGCGGATCGTGCGCCGGCTGGTGACGAACCCTGGCGACTACATCTTCCATTCGACGTACGGCGCCGGCCTGCCGCAGAAGATCGGCCAGACCTTGGACATCGGCGCGCTGCGAGGGCTGATTCGTTCTCAGGTCAAGCAGGAAGAGGGCGTCGCGCAGACGCCCGAACCGCAGGTCGACGTCGCGGCCATCACAAACGGCGTGAGCGTGCACATCCGGTACACCAGCGCGATCACGCGCACGCCGGTCACATTGAAATTCACCGTCAACAACTGACATGGCCAGCATTCCGACACAAGACTGGGTAACGCTCGTCCGGAACCAAGTTTCGGCCATCCAAGGCTATGCAAAGGTGCTGGTCGACCTGACGGTCGGCTCAGTGCTGCGCGCGGTGGTCGAGGCGAATGCCGCGCTGGTGGTGTGGTTGCAAGGCCTACTGATGCAGGTGCTTGCGCTCACGCGCGCATCGACGTCGAGCGGCTCGGATCTCGATTCTTGGACGGCCGACTTCGGTTTTACGCGGCTGTCGGCCGTCGCGGCAACAGGGATCGTGACGTTCTCGCGCTTTACCACGACGCAGCAGGTGCTGGTCCCGATTGGCGCCACAGTCCAGACTGCCGACGGCACGCAGCAGTTCACGGTGACGATTGACACAACGAATTCGGCCTACAGCGCTACCTTGGGCGGTTATGTCATCGCTGCGGGCATCGCCAGCGTGTCAGTGCCTGTGGTGGCCGTGACTGTCGGCGCTGCGGGGAACGCCGTCGCCGGATCCGTGACGGTCATCGCCGGCGCGATCTCTGGCGTCGACACAGTTACGAATGCCGCCGCCTTCGTCAACGGCGCCGATGCAGAATCTGATGCCGCAGTGCGCACGCGCTTCATCGCCTACGTGGCCAGCTTGTCGAAGGCGACCAAAGCCGCAGTCGGCGCGGCCATCGCTGGCGTGAAGCAGGGCCTGACATATGTGATCCTGGAGAACCAGACCTACGCCGGTCTGGCCCAAAACGGCACGTTCATCGTGATCGTGGACGACGGCACGGGCTCGCCGCCATCCACGCTGCTTTCCACCGTCAGCAATGCCATCGACGCGGTACGCCCCATCACCAGCACCTTCTACGTGTATGCACCGGTGGTGGTGAATGCCACCATTTCCATGACGGTGGCCACTGCCGCCGGGTACACGCACAGCGCGATCACGGCGCTGGTTCAAACCGCGCTGCTCAACTACATCAACACGCTGCCCTTGGGCACCAGCTTGACGTATTCGCGCCTGGCGCAGGTGGCCTATGACGCCTCGCCGGCAGTCACGAACGTCACGAGCGTCCTGCTCAACGGCGGTACCAGCGACTTGGCGGCAACCAGCCTGCAGGTCATCAAAACGACGGCAGGCTCGATCACGGTGACCTGATGGCCAAGGGCGATCAACAAGACCTCTACCAGCGTCTACGTGCGCAGTTGCCGCCGTGGTTTGGCGATGCTGCCAGCTCGCCGATCCTGAACGGGCTGCTGCAAGGTTTGGCCTACGGCTGGGCGTACTTCTACGCACTGCTGGTGTATGCGCGATTGCAGACGCGGATCAAGACGGCAACCGACGGGTGGCTGGACATGATCGCGGCGGATTTCTTCGGCCTGACGCTGCAGCGCAAGACGGGCCAGTCTGATGCCTCGTTCCGCGCCAACATCGTCGCGAACCTGTTCCGGGAGCGCGGCACGCGCAATGCCATCATCAAGGTCTTGACCGACCTGACGGGGCGCGCTCCGACCATCATTGAGCCGAGCCGGCCGACGGATACAGGCGTCTATGGGGGCGCCGATACGATCTCGATCGTGTCATCTGCGATCTACCGCAGCGACTGGCAGGGCAATCAGCTGCTGTATCCGACAGCACGCACCAACCTAGTAATAGGGTCCACCAACCTTGCCAGTGCGGCATGGACGACGGCCAGCGTATCGGTTACTCCCGGCGTAGGGCCGTCCCCTGATGGCACGAACGCAACAGCACTGGCGAAAGTGACGGTGACAGGCGCTGGCTCGCCGCATGTGATGCCGGCGAGTGCGTATCGGCCTTCGGTGACAGCTGGGGCGAATTATCGCTGCGCCGTTGTCGTATCAGCCGGAAATGCGTCGGCGTGCCAGGTGCGGGTGTACGACAGCAGTGTCGCCACCCAGCTTGCCAGTGTGACGTTGACCTTTGCTGGCGGCGTGCCGTCTGTCACCGGGCAGACTGGAACGGTCGGCTCGACGGTCGTGACCGCGCTGCCTAACAGCACGTACAAAGTCGCATTCGGCTTTAACACCGGCAGTTTCACCAGTGTATGCGTGCCGCTGTGCTATCCGGATACGACCAGCACCACGGGCAACTACACCTATTTCGGGTTGCCGCAGGGCGAGTCGGGGACCGTCGACACCAGCTACATCCCGACGTACAGCACCAGCGTCACGGTGACGGACTACACGCTTACGGCGGGCGGAGGCCTGTCGCTCGCCTCGCCGCCGCCGACGGGCGCGGTGCTGACATGGACCGGTAGTTACACCAGCGCGGCGCTGGGAACAACCGTCAACGTGACCGCGCAGCAGTTCAGCATCGGGGATGGATTCTCGACGTCGTTCTCGCTTGCTCCGCGACTTGGTCAGTACAACGGCTACAGCGTGGCGGGCGCGTATGGGTTGGTGTCCCTGACCTATCAGGCGTTCGTGCAGGCCTACCGGCCGTATGGGTCTGGCATCCCCAATGTTGCTGGTTACGGGTTCTCGCCCACCGGCTACAGCACGCCATCGCAGGGCGAATACACCGACCCGAGTATGAGCAGCAACACCGTCGCTGATGCGGACATCTACGCCGCCATCGAGGCGGTGCGCCCCGTCGCAACCACCATCTGGACGCGTATCAGTTCCTGACGCACGCAGTTCCCCAATCCCACGACTAGCCCGGCCCATCGCCGGGCTTTTTCTTTTCGGAGAGCGATCTTGGATCGTCAGATTATCTATAGCGGCCAAGTGCCCCAAACGACGGACCTGCTCAACACGAACAAGCAGGCGATGATCGCGCTGGCGAAGCTCGCGAGCGACTTGCTTGGCACCGCTACGCTGGTGTCTGGCCTGGGCTGCGTCCCGACTTCCCCGGCGTCGATGAGTGTGAACATCAACCCCGGGCAGATCTATCAGCTCGCCAACGTGGATGGGACTGCCTACAGTGCGATCCCGCTCGACACGACGCACAGCATCCTGAAGCAGGGCATTCTGCTGGACGCGCAGTCCTTCGCCCTGACTGCGCCGGGCACCGTTGGTTACAGCCAGAACTACCTGATCCAGGCCACGTACCTGGACAACGACATCAACAATACGGTTCTGCCGTACTACAACAGCGCGAACCCGTCGCAGGCGTTCAACGGCCCGGGCGGCAATGGCACGGCACAGCCCACCACCCGCGCCGGCCAGGTGTCGCTCCAGCTCGTCGCGGGCACGGCTGCCGCCACCGGTACCCAGACCACGCCGGCTGTGACGACAGGCTATGTCGGCATCGCCGTCATCACGGTGGCGAACGGCCAGAGCACGATCACCGCCGGCAACATCTCGGCATACCCCAATTTGGTCAATGCGCCGATGGGCGGTTTCTTGGCCGCAATGGGTGAGCGCTTTTCCAGCATCCAGACCGTTACTGCCTCCACGACGCTGACCACGGCCGCCTTGGGCGCGCTGGTCAACGTAACGGCCACTGGCCAGACCGTCACCTTGCCACCGGCATCGAACTGCCCCAACGGCACGAGCATCTGCGTGACGTACATGCAGGCGAGCGGTTCGACCACCGTCACGCGCAACGGCACCGATACGCTGTCGTTCGGGCAAGGCAGCAGCACCACCAGCCTGACGCTGAACCCGGGCGAAGAAGTGCAATTCGTGTCGAATGGCACGAACGGCTGGGTGAGCGCTGGCCAGACGCTGTCCACGGGCGTGACGCCGCCCGCTGGCGACAACACCACCAGGCTGGCGACGACGGCCTTTGCGGATCTGACCGGCGGCGTCGTGGGCACCGTGCGCAATCTGAAGATGTCGGTGGCCACGGCGTCAGCGTCGGCCACGATGACTGCGGATGAGATCGTTGTGGAGACAGCGCTGGGCGGCGCGCCTATTCGCTTGGCGAACTTCAACAAGACGATCAACCTCGCGACGACCGGCGCCGGCGGGATGGACACCGGCACCGCGCCGGTAAGCGGCTATGTCGCGCTGTATGCCATCTACAACCCGACCACGAGCACCGCCGCGCTGCTTGCCACGAATGCCACGTCAGCGGCGGCTACTCACGTGTATGGCGGCACTTTGCCGAGTGGTTACACTGCCTCGGCGCTGGTGAGTGTGTGGCCGACCAACGGCAGCAGCCAGTTCGTGCAGGGTGGGCAGCGCGATCGCCGCATCTCTCTGACCACGGCCGGCGGTTTTACTACGGCAACTACTCAGGCGAGTTACACGTCGATCGCTCTGTCGGGTGTTCCCATGAACGCCGTGCGTGTTTTGGGTGGCATGCAGTCTCTGACGAGTGTTGCGAACGTGTCGCAGACGTTCATCGTCGCAAGCGATGCCAACGGTGCCGGTGCGAAAGCCAACGTCAGCACCACTGTGCTGGCGAACAATGGCACTTCGATGCCGGTCGATCTTGAGGTCTACACTCCGCAGACGCTTTGGTACAAGGCCACGAACGGTTCCGGGACTCCGGCCTTTTCGCTCAACATTACCGCCTACGACATCTGACGGGAGTGAATCATGGCGACGCTGATCTACTCGCAGTACACAGACGCAACGAAATCTGCGCTGCAAGCCTATTTCGGCGTCGCTACGGACCCGGATCACTTTCCACAAGATCCGGCGACGTTCCCCAACCAGTGCGTGATTGCCTCAAGCGATCCGCTGTACATCGCCTACTACGAATCCTTCCCTTCGTGGTGGACTGAAAGCTGGGTTAAGCCCGGTTAATAGGCGCAGCGCCGTGGTGCTCCATGGCTGACGATATGTGGTCTGACAGTGCAGCGCTGCGTCCGGCGTGTAACCATTTTCTGATCGCCTGGCCGACAGGCACCTCAAAGCGCGTGTAGCAGACCCAAGAGACGAACGCGACCACAAGCAGCGAAGCCGGGATTGTCACGAAAGGCGAAAGGTCCAGGTCGGCCCCTATGCTGGCCGCTGCCGTTACGATCAGGACGTGCGACAGGTAGGTGGCGTATGACCAATCGCCCAGGGCTGCGAGTCGCTGAAAACGAGCCAACAGCGGTTCAAGTGCGACTGCAGCCAAGACGATAAGGGCACACGGAGCGCCCACAGCCATAAGGCCGTGGCGTTCCGCATAGGCGACGATGAACGCAACGCACGAGGCGGCTAGTGCGCAAGACAACCACGGGCGAATATTCGATAGCCATCCACGCCGATAGATGATCCCGATCGCGATGCCAAACAGGAACTCAAAGACGATTGGGTCGGAGTAGAGCTTCGTGGATCCGCCGAGTTTCGGCACGTAGGCATTCAGAATCGCAACGCCGGCGGCTACGATCGTGAGGCGCACAGCGCGCGGAAATCCCAAGGCGATTGCAAAGATGGCGTAGAACGCCATTTCAATGTTGAGGGTCCAACCGAGCGTCAAAACAGGAAGGATGCCGTAACCAGAGCGATTCTCTGCAGGGATGAACAGCATTGACTTCACGAAAAGCCGCGCGTCCAGAACGGTGTACTTGACGAAAGAATCATTGATCAGCAGTACCGCAGCGGTCAGCAGCGTGAACAGCCAGTAAGCCGGCACCACTCTGGCAAGCCGCGCGATCAAGAAACGGCTCGGCTTGATGTCTTTGTCAACTGTCGATGTGTAGATCACAAAGCCGCTGATCACAAAGAACAGATCCACTCCGAACGCGCCGTAGATTGTGAACGCCGTGGCAACATCGTTCATCGTGCGCATGCCGGGATAGATGTGCACGACATGGTGCCCAACCACCGCCCATGCTGCGAGCGCTCGGAGTATCTGGATCGAGAAAAGCATGCTGCCCGGTCAAGTATTTTGGCGGAATCATACGCCACGTCAGAACCGGTAGCGCAGCATCAGCAGATCGACCGAATGCCACACCGGAGGCGTCATGTTTGAGCTGCTCGGCTTCATGAAGAAGTGCTGGTAGGCGATTGATAACTGGCCGTACGACACGGAGGCGCCGAGGACGGTGCCGAACCGCCAACCATCCTCGCTAGGCGCGCGTAGGTTGAAGGGTGCGGCAGAGTTGCTGTAACGAATGTCGCTCACGTCGACCGTCCAGGTCGATTTATAGAGCGTCGGGCCGAACTGGACGCCGAACCGCCACTTTCCATAGTCGTAGTGCGGCTCCAGCGCCAGCAAGAAGGCCTGTGCGTGGCCGCTGCCGACGTACTTGGCGAGCGGCAGACAAGGGCCGTTGCAGGCCTTCATCGCCGTGTTGTAGTTGTCGTCCAGCGGCACGGCCATGGCGGTCGTCTTGACCGAGCCGAGCCATGCCCAATCGGCGTGCCAGTCGACGCCCCACGAGCCGCGCTGGTAAATGGGGCCGGTAAATCCAACCTCGAAGGCTGGCACTTCCAGGCGCATCTGATGCGGGAAAGGCTGCTGGAAATAGAGGCCGTCCGGGCCTTTGCTGTAGAGAGCGGCGCCGATGCCGGCCTCGGGCCTGATTGCGTCGTCAGCATTGGCGACCGAGGCCGCAAGCATGGCGCATAGCGCTACGGCTGCTGCTCGCCATCCGGCGCCAAATCGATTGTGGCGCCGACCTGCCGCATGCGATCGAGCACGCGAGCGATGGCTTTGTCGTCCAGTTCGAGCCGCGCCAGACCGAAGAACAGCATTTGCGCGCTCATGTCGCGCGGCTGCTCGCCTCCGGTGTACTTGCGCCACTGATTGTTGCCGGCCAGCCCGAACAGAGACGCCATCTGCTCGCCGGTGTAGCCCAGCGCTTCCTTCAGCTTGCGCAGTTCCTCGGGCGTGGGCGGGGAGTAGTCGATTGACATAGGGAAGCGCGCGCATCACGCGCGTGATGAACTCGGGTTTCATGGTCGTCCTTGCGGGATGGCGGGCTGCGCGGATGCGCTACCCAGTGCAAACAGTATTAGCCCCAATGGGGCTATTGTCAAGAACATTAATCCAGCCCGCCGAGAGCGGGCTTTTTCTTTCCCCGGGGGTATGAATGTCCGAACCAATCAGCGGCAGCGCAGCAGCAGGGGCAGCGGGTGCCGCGGCTTTCAAAGCCTTGGGCGGCCCGGCTGCCGTGGCAGGAGGTGCGAGCGTGCTTGCGACGATTGTGGTGATGGTGATGACACTGCCGAAGAATCGAAGCGAATGGGCGGTTGCCCTGATCTCGACAGTCGTGGCCAGCCTTTGCGGCGGTGCGGCGGTGATTCAGTACCTGGGCTTGGCAGCCTGGATGGCCACGCCAAACGGCGCCATGGCACTGGGCGGCATCTATTTCTCGTGCGGGCTGCCTGGCTGGACGATTGTCCGTTGGGTGTTCAACTTTCTTAACAAGCGCAAGGACAAAGACATGGCGGAGGTTGCCGCAGAGGTCGCGGACGACGTGCGCAAGATCGCGACAGGTGGCACGAATGGCTGAGCCCATCATCACCGCATCGCAGCTGCACGCGATCATGCCGTTGGCCGGCGCGCGCGCGGATGTGTTCGCGCCGATCCTGGCCGACGTGATGCTGTTCCGCCAGATCAACACGCCGGCGCGCGCAGCCGCGTTCCTGGCGCAGGTCGGGCACGAATCTGGTCAACTGCGCTACCTGCGCGAGATCTGGGGCCCGACGCCGGCGCAGACGCGATATGAGGGCAGGGCGGATCTCGGAAACACGCAGCCAGGCGACGGCAAGCGCTTTATGGGCCGCGGGCTCATCCAGATCACGGGCCGCGCCAACTACGCGGCGTGCGGCGCTGCGCTGGGCGTCGATCTCCTTGCCCACCCTGAGCTTTTGGAAACACCCCTGTACGCCGCCGGCTCTGCCGCATGGTTCTGGCTGCAGAACAACCTGAACCGATTCGCCGACCGCAGCGACTTCGTAGGCCTCACGCGCGCCATCAATGGCGGCACGAACGGCATTGCAGACCGCCGAGCGCTGTGGGAGCGCGCGAAGACCGCGCTGCACGCCTGAGCCACCCCAAACCATCAGTTTGCGGATTTGCGCAATTTCGCAATTCGCCATCGCAGCCCCGCCCAGCGCGGGGCTTTTGCTTTTCTGGAGGGCCGCATGGCCGTCACCGATACCCACGAAGAGAAAGAGACGCTGGCCGTCGACGTGCTGCTACCTGGCCACGAGGCGCGCGTGACGACCGCGCTGTTCACGCACTCCAAGAAGCTGCTGATCGAGCGCGAGGGCGGCCGCTGCTTCATCTGCGGCTGCACTGCAGAAGAGAGCGGCCATCCGCTGGAAGCGCACCATCATCCCTTTGAGCGGTCACTGGCCAACCTGATCAACTGGGAGCGCGTCGCCGCGCAAGCCAAGGCCGGGGAGTTTGGCGCGCGCGCCGCGTCTTTCGACTGGGATGGCTTCTTCAAGGATGCCGAGAAGGTCACGGCGCCGGCAGTGGATGGCAAACCGCCAGCGCAGTATCTGGTGCCCGCCGATCCGTACCTATTCGTCGACGACATGACCGTCAACGGGCTGCTGCTTTGCAAGCAGCACCACACCGGCAAGGACGCCGGCATCCACGACATGCCCTTCCCACTCTGGATTGCCCAGCGCTACGCGATCGAGGGCTACCAGTTCACCCCCAACGAGGTCATCCACCATGCTGATGGTCATTGAGAAGGTAGCCGACTGGCTCTTCGGCGACGTGAAGCGCATCCTGATCGTGGCCGTGCTCCTGGTGATCGGCATGGCCGCCGCCGTGGGCATGGTCTACAAGCACGAGCGCGACACGGCGCGCGCCGCGCTGGCGCAGGTGAAGGCCGATCTGGACAAGGCGAAGGCCGACAACCAGGCGCTGGGCGCGTCGCTGGTGCGGCAGAGCCAAGCCGTTACCGATATGCAGAAGGCGGCGGTCGCGCGCGAGGCTGCCGCTGCGGCGGCCGACAAGGCGGCGCAAGTCGTTCAGTCGAAGTACAGCATTGCCGCCGGGCGCATCTTGGCGCAGCAGCCGGGCGTTGACGCCTGCGCGTCGCTGCATGCGCTGCGCGTCAGCTTCACCGGGAGTCAGCCATGATGCGCGCCGCAGTGCTGTGCCTGCTGCTGGCCGGCTGCGCCAGCGCGCCGCAGGTCATCGAGAAGCCGGTGGAGGTCAAGGTGCCTATTCCGGTCCCGTGCAAGGCGCCGGAAATCCCCGTACCTGCGTGGCCGCTGCCCGCTGTGCCTCCGTCGGCGAGCGACTTCGACTTCTACAAGGCCGCGCTGGCGGAGATCAGGTTGCGGGAGGGGTACGAAGCGCGGCTGCTGGCCGCTTTGGGCGCCTGCCAGTAAGACCTATCCAGCTTTGCTATGTGCGAAATGCGGCATCCCGTTGTCGCG